GAAGGATGGTTAGAAAAATATTATTCAGATATTAGAAATAATAGTGTTGGTTTTCAATTAAGAGTTTTAAAATCACATTCTGATCGATTACATAAAATAGATAATAATAAGATTAATATTATTGAAAGAAACCCTATAACATGTCTTAATATTTTTGGTAAATTTTTATTAAAAACAGATAAAATGGATCAATTAGAATATGATTTAATGATTCATTATTCTACTATGATTAACTTATGTGTTCCTGATTATATTATATATATTAGAACTTCTACTGATATTTGTTATGAGAGATTAAAGGGTAGAAATAGAAAATCAGAGGATTTAATTCCTTTAAGATATTTAGAAATGTTAGGATTATCACATGATGAAGAATATCTTGATAATATTAATAATATTAAAAGTAAAATTATAGTTATTGATGGTAATCAAGATGTTAATAGAGTTAATGATGAACTTTTATCTAAAATTAATGCTTTAATAGCAAAATAAGAATACATATTGCTAATAATAATATCAATATGAATATTATACTAAAAATTATAATATATGGTGTTAATTTTTCTAAAATAAAATATATAGTTGGATCGATTATATGATTTTGTATTAATTTTTGATTCTCATCTTTTTTTAATTCTATTACTATAAAATTTAATATTTGATTTGTTAATTTATCAATCATATATTTATTTTTTATTTATTTTTATTTTATATTTTAACATATATATAAAAAAATATAATAAAGATAATTTTATTAATATTAATATATTAATTAAAATGGAAGATATAGAGTTATCTAATGTTTTTGATATTGATAAAATATTATTCAAAGATGGTAAGATTGTTATAAATAATAAAAAAATTCAATTTTACACTCCTATTTTAAGAGTTCCTTTTGGATTAGAGGATTATTATGATAAAAAAATAATAAAATTAGAATTTAATAATTTGGATAATAAAATATCACAACATAGAGAATTTTATAATTTATTAACATTATTAGAAGAAAAGGTTAAATATAATCTTAAATTAGGTGATAATTCTTTTAAATCAAATTTTATAAAAAGAGAAAATTATAATCCAATGTTAGTTGTTAAAGTTTTTTCAAAAAATGATAGATTAGATTGTGAATATACTCCCAAAGAGGAAAATTATTTAGAAACTTTATATGAAATGTCGAAAGGTGTTAATGTTAAATGTTTATTAGAAATAGGTAATACATGGAAAATGCAAAATTCTAAAACCAATAATATGCAAGGAGGATATATTTTATCTGTAAAAAAAATAAATGTAATATAATTATATATTAAATAAAATGAAATATCTAATCATATTAATTGTGGTTACAATTATTGTTTATTATTTACTTAAAACTTATATTAAGGAACATCTTACATTAATTGAAAATATGGAATTTAAAAAAAAAGAAACACCATCTTTAAATTTTACAGAAGAAATGGTTAATAATAAAAATACTGAGAATAATCTTTTAAATAAAAATAATGTAGGTTTAAGTCAAGAAATGGATGATACAACAGATGATAATCAAAATAATAATAATATATTAACATTAGGAGATTTGAATAGTATTCCATTTCAACAAAAATTATGTAAAATTGCACCTAATTTACAACTAGCAATTCAACCTTTTGAAAATATGAATAAATTAGAAAATGAAGATAGTAATTTATGTTTATTGAAAAATGATCATTCAAATTCTAATTGTCTTTCTGATTATAATCATGATAAAAATGATTATAAATTACAAAGATATTTTCCTCGTGGAGTTTATATGACTCCTCCTAATATTGATAAAAAAAATATTAGAGATATAGATATAGCTAAACCATTATATTTAAATTATCCAATAGTTAAAGATCATACTAATATACTATAAATATTGCGTTTTTATATTTTACAAAATTTATAATATGATTTTATAAAATTAACCAATTTAATAATGGATAATATGTTATTTGAATATAAGAAAATTAATATTAATAATATTGAATATTCTAAACCTGAAAAAGATAAAAAAAATTATATTGCTAGAATTACAAATAATGGTAATTCATTCATTGTATTAACCAATCTTTTAAAATGTATTTCTGATATAACTATTTCTGATAATAAAGCATATATATCATTAGAATTAAGAAAAAGAAAAGATTATTCTTTATATCAATTTCTTAGTGAAATTGATGAAAAAAATATTAGCACTATATTCGAACAATCTTTTAATTGGTTTAAAAAAGAAATGCCTCTTGATGTTGTTGAAGATTATATGAAACCAACTATTCGATTTAAAAAAGACAAGGTTTTTATAAAAGTTAATATTCCATATAAAAAAGATAAAATTTTAATACCTGATTCTGAATATTTAAAAAAAGGTGCATGGATTTGTCCTCATTTAAGATTAAATGGTATCAGATTTTTAAATCAACAACATAGTGCTGAATGGGAATTAGTAGGTTTTTTAAAAGAAGAAGAATATCAAGATAATCACACTTTTTATGATGAAGATGATAATAATTTTGATCAAGAAAACTTTATTAATTATTTAGATGATAATATTTCTGAAAATAATAACAATAGTATTTCTGAAAATAATAACAATAATATTTCTGAAAATAATAACAATAGTATTTCTGAAAATAATAATATTTTAAAAGAAGAAAATGATAAAAATAATATTTTAGAAAATAATTTAAGTAATAATATAGAAAATAAAGATATTTTAGAAAATAATAATATTGAGTTAATAAATAATAATGAATCAAATATCATTAATGAAGAAGTTTTAATAGAAGATAGAAATGAATTAAATAATAAGAAAGAAAAAATAAAAAAGGATAAAAAAAGTAAAAAAGATAAAAATAAAAAGATGAAAATTAAGACAATGCATAAAACAATTATAATTAATTAGAATTTATAAAAAAATATGAATTAATTAATTTTATATAAATTAATTAAATCTTGTTAGTTAATTATAAAAAAAAAAATATTTTCGTATTATATATACATGAGAAATATTTTAACATTATTGGTAATCATAGTTTTGGTATTTGTTGTTTTATATGTTTTACAACGATATTCAAATCCTATTAAGAATGAAGGAGAAGTTTCAGTATCTAATGCTCCTATGAATTTAGATGGAGCTATGGCTGATCCTAGAGAAAAACCTGAACATATGGGAAGTAGAGGAGATCAAGAGGTTGGAACTCGTGCTGCTAATTATGAAGATAATGAATTAGTTGGAAGACCTGTTAGTCAAGATAGTGATGAAATGGCTACAACTGCTGAACTCCGTGCTGCTACTTGTTTCCCTAAAGATCAATTAACCCCTGCTGAACTTCTTCCTAAATCTGATGATACTGATCCTTTATCTTTTAGTAAATTATATCCTACTGGTAATAATACTCTTAAAGATAAAAACTTTTTACAAGCTGGTTGGTGTTATGGACTAAATACAGTTGGTCAAACACTTAGAAATGCTAATCTTCAATTACGTTCTGAACCACCCAATCCTCAAGTTGCTGTTAGTATTTGGAATCAAAGCACAATTGAACCAGATACTCAACGTCGTCCTCTTGAGATTGGTGGTTGTTCTTAAGTCTATAATTATATAAATATTAATTAGTTAAATAATATTATTTTTATTTATAATATTATTTTTTATAATAATAATATAAAGTAAGTAAATAAAATAAAATAAAATATTATAAAAATATATAATATATAGATATAAATATATAATGACAGACCCATTACAGAGTGTATTTTCAAATTATCGTAATTGGACAAATTTATTAGGGAATTATAACACTACAATGGATATATATAATCGTGATCCTAAAGCATGTTATTGTTTTGTTCATACTCCATTTACTAATTATAATCTTATTGATCCTACCTATAATACTACTCCTCAAACCTTTACTACATGGCAAATTTTACAAGTTTTAAGAGGTATTCCTGGTGGTTATATTGCTAATTTAGCATTTATTCAAAAAAGTTTAGCTGCTTTAGAAGTTTATTGTGTTGTTTATGGTGGAGGTAAAGATCTTATTACTGAAATGTTATCTTCTACTCCTGTTATTTATCAAAATCAATATCAGTCTGATCAATCTTATTCTCAATATCAACAAAGTGGTATTCAAACTTGTAAATGTTTTACTTTCCAATTTAATTTTATTAATACAACATTTCTATTAAATTTAATTCAAGGTGTTCTTGCTAGTGTTCCTAATTCTCAAAATGGAACTTTTAATTATACTCAAACTCAAGTAATTGCATTAAATCGTTTATATCGCACTAGTTAAATTTTATTTTATTTTAGTATATAAAAATATCTTTAATTATATTATTTAATTAAATATATATTTATTAAAATGGAAAAATTTGGTAGATTAACTTGGAAAATTCTTCATTATATTTCTGATATTGATCTTAATTATTATATTAAAAAAAATATTATTTATGATATTTGTAAAATTTATCCTTGTTTAGATTGTAGAATTGATTTTTTAGAAAATTTTAGTGATATTATTCATATTGATATTTGTCTAAAAACTTGGTTATTTAATTATCATAATCATATTAATGATATTACTAATAAACCTTTATTTACCTATGAAAATTTTAATAATGATAATAATAATTGGTATAGATCATTAAATAAACATGAAATATATATATTTCTAAAATTTATGGTAAATAATCTTGAAAATACATTAATAAATAATGTTATATTACTTAATATAATTAAAGAATTTAATAACTTATTTAATACTTCTATTGTTTATTCATTAGATAGAAATGATATAATTAAATATATAAATTATAAAATTAATAAATTAGAAAATTTAAAAATTATTTATTTTTTAAATAATAATAATTTACATAATAATAAACCTTATTTTTACTATATTAAAAAAATTAAAATATTAGAAAAAAAAACTATTCTTGAAACTAATGAAAATTATGTTATAGAATTTAATAATGATGATGATGATCATAAAAATATTTTAAAAATTTCTAATTATTTAGAATATACTTTAGACCATATATAATTCGTTAATGAATCTTTACTAACATTTAATTCATTTTTTGATATAATATTCTCTTTATTAAATTCTTTTATTGTTGGAAAATGTCTTATATTAAAAAATGACATTAACATATTGTTTTTATTTTTAAAATCATCTGTATTTACAGCACATATAGGATATATATTTTTAAAGTTTATAGCAATATTATCCCAATAATTAACCATATCTTGACAATGACTGCACCAAGGAGCATAAAATATAATTATACCATTTTTATTATTGTATTCTTTATTTAATATTTTATATTTATTTTTTTCAGTTAAATCAAAATCTTTAAATTTTAATTCATTAACATTTGTATTTTCATATAAATCTTCCATTTATAATACTATATTATATATAATTTATCTTTTTATTATAAAATAATATTTAATTATAATATATAAGAAATATAGGATAAATGTATCCAGTTTTAATATTTTTAATTGCATTTATTATTGTTTATATTTATAGTGATAGAAAGATTACTCCAATTGGTGTTTTAGCTGTATTTTTAATTACCATTATTATAAGTAGTATTTTTGGATGTTTATATTTATCATATCATAATAAAGAAAACTTTTCTAATAATAATATACATAGTCCTGAAGATGATAATAATTCTATTTGGAATAAATATGATAGAGAAGAAAATGATGAAGAAGGAGATATATTTGAATATTTAACTGGTTCGACTGGTCCTACCACTTCTACCGGTTCTGGTTCTACTGGTTCTAATAAACAAAATACTTCTACTGATTCAAATAAACAAAATGTTTCTACTGGTTCTAATAAACAAAATACTTCTACTGATTCAAATAAACAAAATGTTTCTACTGTTTCAAATAAACAAAATGTTTCTACAAGTTCAAATAAACAAAGTAGTTCTACTAGTTCAAAAAATAATAGTTTTGATTTAGATAAATTTAATAAGGATTTTGAAAGGCAATTTGAAATGGATGATGATGATAATATATTACAGAGTGGTTATAATATGTTAAAACCATTGATGCAAGAAGAAGTTGATTTTGAACAAACAAATAATAGAAAAAAAATGAATAATGCAAAAAATAGTAATAATCAAGGATTAAGTGATAGATTATTTGATAATGGATTAAATAATAATAAAATAGAGAATAATAGATTATTTGATAATGCTTTGAGTAATAATTCAATAGTTGAAGATCCTGATAATCAAAATGTTAATATTAATGTTGTTTATAATATTAATGATGAATTAGAGAATAAAATTAAAAATATAGATAGAAAATTATCTTTGATTGGACAAGCTGATGCTGAAATTTTACGCGAATTACAAAATATTGATGAACAAAATGAAGGAAATTATCAACAAGTTAATACAAATATAGGAGAACAAGTTGAAAGTGGAGGTATTCCATCTACAAGTTGGTTAAGACGTCTCCATCCTAATTTTGAAAGAGCACCTGAAACTGTTAGAGATATTAATGCTATTACTACAAGGGGTAGAAGAACTGAAAGAAATAATGCTAGTGAAGTTAATAATAGATTTCAAGAGAGAAATCAACAAAATATTATGTTATCAAAAATAAGAAATGATAATGAAAAAAATAATAATAAAAAACAATCTGATTCTTCAATATATGGTTTTACGTATACTGATCCTAAAACATGGCCTGTTTTAAATAAAAGTTTTAATCCTAATTTATTAGAAAAATCATCTGGAGTTAGACCTATTGCACAAGGTTCCTATTATAAAGTTTAATTTACTTAATATTTATTTATAATCTTTATATTTTTTCATCCATTCTTTAAATAAAAGAATAGATTTTTTTAATTCAGGATTAGGATATTTTAAATAAATAGTTTTAGCACGATTCAATAATCCAAGTATTCGATACATTTTTTGTTTTTGAAAATATTTTATTTTTTGTTTATTAGATGTAATATATTCTTTTGGTCTAGTTTTATACGAAGTCCAACTATTAAGTTTTTGTTCTTTACATAATTTATTAAAATAATTTTCTATTTTTATAATACTTTCTTTTGTTTTTTTTATATTTTTAAAACCTAATCCTTTTAAAGTTGTTTCAGGATTATTATTAGTAAATAATCGATTCATATATATTATGTAAAAATAAATTATAAATTTTATAATCTAATTTATAACTATATATAAATAAGATATGATTGATCTTAATAGAAGTTCCTTAATAATAAAAATTATTGCTATTGTATGTATTATTATATTATTATTTCAGAGACTTAGATATAATAAACCTTTCTCTATCATTGATTTAATTATTATTTGTATATTATTAATAACTATGTTATTACAAATGAAGAATTATACAGAAACATTTGAAAATAATTATAATTGTTTTAATATAAAAAAAAAAGATGGAGATAATATATTAAGATTAAGATATTTAAATGGATTATCTATAAATAATAAACAAACAAATGAAGAATATCCTTTTTGTGTAGATGAAAAAGATAAAATTCAATGTGCATTAGATAAAAATAATACATTTAATTATCCTGAATGTAAAGATAGAGATATGATATTAGATAATATGATAACAGATGATACTGATAATTTTAAAAATTTTAATAATATATTGGCTATTAATAGTAATAATTATTATTTTATATCATTAGATGATAAATATTTAGCAATTGATACAATAGAAGATAAAATATATTTAGATAATAATCAGCCTTTATGTAATAGTAATGTTAATAAACCATTTACATGTAATACATATAATACATATAATGAATGCACAACAATAATGAAAAATATTCCACAAAGATGGGAAATAAAATATATAAGACAGATAGAGAGTAAAGGGATTATTAAATTTGTTGTAGTATTTAAAGGATTAACAGAATGTATTAAAGATTATCCAGATTATTATATAGCATATAATTCAAATAAGAATATTGTTTATCCAACTGTATTTAATGGTGGATTAAATCAAGAATTTTATTTTACATTAAATGATAAATTAAGTAAAAATAATATTGTTTTGAAAGATGGTAAAGTTTATGGTTCATTAAGAAGTTTAATAGATGATAAATATTTAGGATATAATGTAATGATGAATAGATTATATTTATATAAAACAGCTTCTAATATTCCAAGTGGAGATATTTTTATGTTTCAAGGTAATAAAGGAAGAGAAGGATTATTATGTAAAGGTATTAATGAATCACCAACATCAAATATAAAATGTTGTCCAAATTTAATATTAAAAGATGGAAAATGTGTAGAAGCAGGTTTAAGAATAGGTAGATATTTAGGAACATTTAGTAGTCCAAAAGATATAATGAAAACGATATTAAATTTACAAAAAGATTCAAAAGATATAAATAATAAAGAAATATATAGTAAAACAACATTTAATAAAAATGATGCAAATATATGGAATGGTAATTATACGGGATGGATTACATCATTTTATACATGGCAACCTATATTTAAAAATGGTATATCATATGGTAAGACATTAGATTCATTTATAAAATCATCAGGAGTTAATGGATGGAATGCTAATGTATATAGTAATATAGGTTTTGATGAAGATGTTTATTGTATGGCTAAACAATCAGTAACTAATATTGCAAGCATGTTTGGTTTATCTTCTAATCCAAGTCAAATAACAGGTTATAATGGAATTAATTATGCATGGAGTTTTAATAATATTGGACAATTAGAAATATTTGAATCTGGTGTTAATAAAGGTAATTTAGGGAATTACAATAAAGATACAGTATTAAGTATTATATATGATGGTCAAAATATTAAATATTATATGAATGGAGTAGTAAAAAGAACAGTTTCTAGAAATAAAGGTGATAAATTATATTTTAATGCAACAATATATAATGTTGATTTGAATAATGGATTAGAAGGAGTTAAATTTGGAAAATATGTAGGGGATTTT